AGAAAGAGGTAAACAATTACGAAGGAAGGACTATATTCACAATGGAAATGGCGTATAATAATGCACGATTGATTACTAGACCAGACAGTGATTGGTTGATGGCTGACATGTGTGCAAGAAAGTAATTGAGAAAGTACTAGAAGCTGTCCTAAAAGAATAAGTCTTATTAACATAACGATTCGTTAATACTTTTAAGGCAGCTTCTAATCTTTTATATAGCCGAATATTATTTTACCCGTATACTCCACCAATAAAAGTTAAGTATACGTTTTTATTTCATTTATTAAGTTTCTTTTCTCCATTAATCTATCCATATCCTCTGAAATCTTGTCATCTGTAACTTTTGCATATCCTTGCGTAGTTCTGATATTTGTATGGCCCATCATCTTTGATATGCTTTCCATAGGAACCCCAGCTGAAACCATCAGGGTACCAAAGGTGTGACGACTTTGATGATATGACAGGTTATGTTTGAACTGATGGGAAAAGCCCAACTCATGTATTTCAAACCAGATCATATCACGTATTGGTAACGGGAAGATGGGCTTACTGTCATCTGTCGTATTATACAAGGAAATTATCTGCTCCGCGACCGGATGCAATGGTATAAATGATTCAACGCTTGTTTTCTTGCGATATGTTCTGATATATTTCCGTCCTTCCGCAGTTGTACCTATATGATGCGGATAGAGATTACGTACATCAACGTAAGCCAAACCGCAAAAACATGAAAATATAAAGGTTCTTCTTGCAAGTTCCTGTAGTGGATCCTGTTTTGGATGGCTCATTATCTCCTGAAGCTGGTTCTTGCTTATATACATGAGCTTTGCGGGTGCCTTCTTTTCATATTTTATATCATCCAAAGGATTATATCTCAAAATTCCTTTATCCACGGCAAGATAAACCAGACGTTTCAGCCAGCAAAGACAATGGTTACGGTATGATGGCTTATGAGGGTAATTTGTTTTCAGATACAAAATGAAATTGGTGCCAAACTCTTCGGTAATATCTGTAAAAAGCATGTCCTCCTTGCCCAGAGAACGGATGTATTCCCCCAGATAGTAATGATACATTTTTGATTGCCTGTAACTGGAGGTTGAATCTATTTGAATGGAACGGATTTTCAGATTTTCCCGTTCCACCTCTCCTGCTTGTAATATATACTTCGGGATGTCAGCAGCTCCTGTCATGGCTGTTTTCAGCAGTTCCGCACTGATAACGCCGTTCACTTTCAACAGTTCAGCATAAGTTTCATCTACGCGTTTCTTATGTTCATCAAGCATCCCGTTCAGTCTGTTGTTCTTGACTTCCCCTTTCTTGCTGTTCCACTCTTCCGGCTGGCAATACAACCCGGTCGATAATACAACAGCCTTTCCGTCTATTGTAATACGACACATGATTGATGTAGTCCCGTCAGATTTGACTTTACTGCGGTTTATATAATACAGTTGCTTATATGTACTTCTCATGATTCTTTCATTCTTGATTTATAATACCAGTTTCATATCACTCGTTGCCTCGATGAATTTGTCCATATCTTCAAAAAGTTTTTTAGGAGTTACCCTTGCATAAAGCTGAGTAGTTGTCAGATTGGTATGACCCAGCATTTTGCTGATTGTTTCAATGGGAACACCAGCCTCAAGGGTTATCAGACTTCCGAAGGTATGTCTTCCCATATGATAGACCAAATCACAGCTTATGCCAGCCAGATCCCGTAAACCTTTCATGTGACGTCTCATATTGGGATGGTGTATCATCGGGAAAAGCTCTTTCCTGTCATCCGAACGATATTTTTCTATAAGAGAGATAGCCTCTGGCAACAATTTGACGCGGGCCAGATATTCATTCTTCTTTCTCAGATACTTTAACCATAAGTCGCCTTTATCGTCCTTGTATATATTATCTCTAGTGATTGAAACTGCATCCGCATACGGAACTCCTGTATAACAGGCAAAGAGAAACAAATCCTTGGCTATATTATGAGTGATTCTTTCCGGTGGTATTACGACATCACGGATCTTCTCAAAATCCTCACGACTCAAAGCCCGTGGTGGTTTCCGGTTCTCTTGGGGTAGTTTGAAATTCACAAAATAACGCTTCTCCGCATGTCCTTCCTTGAATGCCATCCGGCAGATTTTCTTCAGGATTGCCAGATAATGTCTAGCCGTATCTACCGCAAGTCCTTTATCCTTCAGTATATAATCCTGAAACTCCCATGGGATGTGTTCATTTAACTGTCCAAAAGCAACATCACTTGTCTTGAATCGTTTTTGAATAAATTCGCCAAGATACCGACGGGTGTAAATGTATGTTGACATGGAGCTTTTAGCAACATCAATACCGATTCTTGAGCGCATATCCTCTATATGTATATCAAGCCGCTTCAACAGAGTAATCTGGGTTTCTACACTTCCTTGAAAAAGCTCTTTTACGGCAGTCGCGTCAAAATCAATCTTACGTTCTACAAGTGAATCAAATGCAGAATTGACAGAAAGTAAGAGCCGGTCAATTTTTGCATTAATATCAACGGCTTCTTTACTTTTTCCATTTAGTCGGCTTTCTCTTGGGTTCCATAACTCCGGAGTACATGACAGCTTACAACTGAATTGCGCCATCGTATTGTTTACCGTTATTCTCCCCATTATCGGAGCCTTTCCGGATTTGTCAAGACCGCTCTTTTTCAGGTAGAGCAACACCTTGAATTTTTCTACTTTCATACGCTTATTTTTTAATGGCAAAATTACCTATTTTATAAGCGTCCTTTGATATGCAAAATGCTGACATACAGTGAATAATAGCCTCTGTAACAGATTCTTTATTGTTCAGTCTGTTACCTATTCGGTTCAGGTAACTGGGTAGCTAACATTCTGGTAACTGAACACCTGCAATAACCTGTCCATTTTTGCTTTCCATTATCTCAGCAAAAAACAGAACTTTTGCTCATATTCAACCAATTACGTTTTCCTTTCTCATCTCTTCATCTGCTTGCTTCTTGTATTCTGTTCCACATGGCCCGGCACACGTTCGCCACCACTATCACGCTATCGCACGGCATCCCCATCGAGACGGTCAGCAAGATGCTGGGGCATGCCTCGCTCACCATCACGCAGCTGTATGCCAAGATTGTGGACAAAAAGGTGATGGACGACATGGCACAACTCAAAGAGCTTTATGCCAACAAGGGCAAGGAGGGCGACAATCATGCAAGTAATCAATAAACATACATTATCAATATGAAGAAGAGACTTTTTGAACAGAATGCCCTGCAGGCGGCAGAATGCCTGACGGAAATGACAGATAAGGAGTATCTGCGCAGTGCGGACGTGACACGTATATTCTCTATCAGCAACTCCACGCTGAAGCTGCTGCGGACGAAGGGCGAGCTGCCTTGTTACCGCTTCGGGAAAACCTATCTGTACAAGCGCGAGGAGATAGAGGCGTGTCTGGTGAAAATCATAGCAGGAAAGGAGTGAGTATGGCTAAGCAGGGTTTCAGTTACTACAAGGCGGAGACGGACCGCTTTCAGGACATCAAGATAAAGCGCCTGAAGAAGAAGTACCGTTGTGCAGGGTATGCTGTCTATCAGTACGTGCTCAACGAGATTTACCGGGTGAGGGGCTACTGCCTGACGTTCACCGAAGACCATCTTTTCGACGTGTCCGAATATTGGGACATCGAGGAGGAAGAGGTGACGGCCATCATCGGCTACTGCGCCGAGATAGGGCTTTTCGACAACCGGCTGTGGCAGGAGAAGGGGGTGCTGACGGCCAGGAGCATACAGACGCGCTACATCGACATCTGCAAGGTGTGCAAGAAGACACCCGCCATCGAGGAAGACCTACGGCTGGTTGAAACGGAGAAGACCGTCCAGGCGCCGGAACCGTTGCCGCAGCTTTTCCCGAGGGAAGAGTTGCCGCCGATGCGGATTATCCCGAAAGCCGAGGGAGGTGCAGTGCCGAAAGCCGTTACCGATGTGCCGGGAACCGCTGCGCCGGTGCCTGCCGTTCCGGCTGTAACCGCACAGACGGAAACGGGGGCAGAGGGCGTTGGGAAGCGGGTTCTGTCGGAGCTGGAAGCAAAGGAGGAGGAAGCGTTTCCGGAAGATTTCCGGAAATTTCCGGAAACTTCTGGAAACTTCTCAGAAGAATGCGACAAATCTATTAAGAGTTATGCTAATAAAAACTCCTCCTCAAACTCCCCCTCAAGGGAGGAGGAGGAGAGAGCTTCGCATTCTTCGGGGAAGGAGAGACTGCAGCTACTGTTCAGGTCGATGAGCATTGCCCCGGATGATGTCCGCTGGATAGGCACGATAGAGGGCATCGATACCGACGGCTCGCCGCTGTGGGCGCTGGCCGACGAGGTGCGGCAGAGCCGGGGCAGGCTCACGGTGTGCAGCTACCTGCTGCCTTCGCTTCGCTCGCTGGTGGCGGCGGGGCGGCTCACGGTAAGGCGGCAGGCGGCCGACACGTCCGAAGAATTGCGGCAGATGCTGCGGCAGGTCAAGGTGCCGAGCTACGACCTCGAACGGGTGCTCGAGGCGGCGCAAGGGCAGGAGAGGGCGTTGCGCGAGGCAATCGACGAAGTGCGGAGGTCGAAGGGCAAGATAAACATGCCGGCAAGGTACATCCTCTCGAAGCTGCGGAAGGCGGTGCCTGCCAAGGCTTCGTGAGGGGGGAAGCCGGAGACAAAGTGCGCTCCCGGCGTGTGTGTCGTGAGCGAAAACAGTGGAAAAACGCTCATGTGGTACGCCTCATGAGCAAAAAAACATCGAAAATGACGAATGAACAACAGACGGCAGTCGCTCCGATTAGCGGCAAGTACTACCCTCGCAAGATGGCGCACGGGTGGTGTGTGGCACACCGCATCACGGCATGCGGGGCAACGATTGAGCGCTTCGGCGTGAAGTACCGGACCTATCGGGAAGCTTTCGAGCGTGCCGGGTGGATGAACCGTGAGGAAGTGGCGGCAGCGCTTCGGGCAGCGTCCGGAAACGGGAAGGAGATACGGCCATGAGCACGGAGAAGGTATCGACACTCACCCTGCGGCTGACAGCGGAGGAAGCGGAGCAGTTGGAGCGGCTGAAGGCGCTGGTGGGTAAATCTACCGGCAGCGAAGCGCTGAAATACGTGATGAAGGAGTATCCCCGTTTCTGTGCCCATTATCGGGAGGAAGCGAAGCAGCGGCGGGAGAGGGAGCAGGAGTTTACCGAGATGCGCCGCGCGTTGTGCGGTTATGTCGAGGCACTGCAACGGTTGCAGGCGGTGGCGTTGAGGGAGTAGTGCTGCCACCCGTCGTGCACGGAGCATCCGGCTCTTCGTCTGCCCCTGCCCCCTTTGCGTGCCGCCAGCCCGCAGGCGGGCACCCAGGCAGCACGCAAAGGGTGCAGCGGCTACGGCGGTACTCCGTCGCGGGCATAGGCAGGGGAGATGGTGTTGCCGCGCGGGCTTCCGGCTTCTGTGGCCGTGCCGCCTCCCCCTTTGGGATTGCTTGTACACGGCGGGGCAGGCCGCCCTGGGGCAGTGTTGCCGCGCTCTCGGTATCGTCGGGCCCGTCGCCCGCCGATGTTACGGCGACCGTATGCTCCAGTGGTATTGCCTTTTTTCTCTGCCGGGGCAGAAAAAAGAGAGAGGAGGGCGAGTTTTTATAACATAATAAGAATATTTTTCAGCCGGGCGCTTCGCTTGATTCCCGGCTGCGCTACGCTAAAAATATTCGCTATTATGTTAACAATACGCCCTTGCTTCTACGTCAGCGCTCCCTCCGGTCGTCAGAGCTGCCGTAATATCGCAGTTCCTCGCCCCCACGCCTGGGGTGGAGGCATCTCCCTCCGGCTTCGCCGGGCTGCATGCTCCCTGCGGAGCGTGTCTCTGTGCGCCGCCTGCCGTCCGGCCAAGCCTTGGGGTGTGTCCGCGAAGCGGCCAATACCTTTCCCACCGGCTTCGCCGGACGATGCCGGGCAGTCTGCACACATCTTTGCACACACATCGGGTAGTTATCGGGTACCCCTAACTATACTTATATATAGTCTTGGCCTGCAATCCGTGGCATTCCGTACAAAAAGACGTACCTTTACTGATGTAAATCAAACCTTTATGCTTATGACCTCCGACGTTTTCCGTACATCCCTACGCAACACCGACACCTGCCGTCCTGCATCCGGCATTGCCCGTCACCCTGCCGCCCGCCAGCTGGAGAACCGTTCCTACGGTTTCAAGGAGCTGGCCGTGCTCTACTTCCCCAACATCGCGCCGGCAAGCGCCAGCATCCGCCTGAAAGCCTGGATAAAAGACAGTCCCGAACTGCTGCAAGCCCTCGACGAAACCCACTACCACCTGACGGCCCGCGTACTGACACCCCGGCAGAAAGACCTGATAGCGGTTGCCTTCGGCTCCCCATTCTGACGTTCTGCCACTGCGTTTGCCACCTATACCTTTATACAGTAACCCCAACCTTCAGCACGCTCATGACACAACCCGCTATCGTTTCCCAACCCATTGCAGCCGCCACTGCCGCAATGTCTACCGCCAATCTGCCGACGCTCCGTCTGGACTGTAACCGAAACGTCAACCTTATCGTAGTGCACTGCACCGCTTCCCGGTGCGACCGCCAGCTTACCCCGGAAAGCCTCGACCGCCTCCACCGGCAGCGGGGTTTCACCGCCTGCGGCTATCACTTCTACATCACCCGGGAAGGCACCGTATTCCCGATGCGCCCTCTCGATACTGTCGGCGCCCATGTGCGGGGCTTCAATGCCCACAGCATCGGCATTGCCTACGAAGGCGGTCTGCAGCCCGACGGGGCCGCCGCCGATACACGTACACCGCAGCAACGCGAAGCGCTGCGCTTCCTCATCCGGCAGTTGCTCGTTTTGTACCCCAAATGCACCGTCTGCGGCCATCGCGACCTCAGTCCCGACCTGAACGGTAACGGCGTCATTGAGCCGCAAGAGTGGCTCAAGCAGTGTCCCTGCTTCGACGCCTCCACGGAATATGCTCCGCTTTGCGCCGAGGCCTTCCACCGCAACGGGTGACAGAACCGCACGAAAAACACACTCATCCGTACACAACCACACATAGCGGCCGTGGCTATTCCGCTGCTCCGTACCTTCGCCAGCGAACATTTAAAACGTGATACCGCTATGAAAACCGCTTTGAAATGGACACTCAGTGTCCTGAAATTCGTATTTACAAACGAGAGTTTCCGCAACTTCATCGCCTCCCTGCTGGGAAAACCGGGTGATAAAAAAGCTGGGAACAAGTAGCCGCCCGACGTGAGTTCCGGAGGAAGCCGCCCCATCACGGAGCGGCTTTTTCGTGCCCGGACAGTAGGTAACAACCGGTAACAATGGTAACAGTCCGTAACAGTCGGGGTAACAACCGGTAACAATCCGGCATATATCTGCACAAATCAGCACGCATCCTCATGAACCGCCCGACTTTACGCGCGTACATGCGTACATTTGTTCTGCTTCTCCACGATGGGGAGGCGTAACATATACATCAACCCTTTAACCCCTATTTTACCATGTCTGTATCCTATTCCGTATCAGCCCGCAAGAATCCTGCGAAACCGCAGGAAGCCCCCAAGTTCTACGCCCAGGTGCAAGCTACTGACGAATGTACCTTTGACGTGCTTACCCGTGCCGCTGCCGACCGTTCCACCGTGACCAGTGCCGATGCCAAGGCCGTGATGGACAACGTGATGAACATTGCCAAGGAAAAGCTGGCCAGCGGTCAGATTGTCCGTATCAACGACCTCGGCTCCTTCCGTCTGGCCATTAGTACCGAAGGCGTAGAGTCTGCCGATAAATTCACCGCTGCCAACATCAAGAAGGCGCGTATCGTGTTTGTTCCCTGCAAGGAACTGAAGGACATTTGCAAGACATTGTCCTACAAGAAAACCTCTACTGTTGCAACCAAAGGCCAAGGCGGCTCCGAGGACGGTGGAAGTGAGAATCCCGGAGGCGGTGGAAGTGATGGCGACCAGGGCGAGAATCCGTTGGGCTAATCCTTCGTTTTCCACGCAAGAAACACTTGAAATCGTCCCGACGAAAT